CCCCCGGGGTAGCCGAAGAAACAGTCCACGCCCTCGCGAACCAGGCATTCCAGTAACATTCGCGCGCCACTCATCAGCGTTGACATTGACTCTCTACCTCTCCTTCATAACCGCGCCCCTCCGGGGTCGCGGAACTTGTCGGCAACAAAAAAGGCCACTGAAGGGCTTTTCGCCCCGCCAGTGGCCTTCTTGGTGTCTGCTCAGGCCGTCAGGCGGGGTCCGCTACAGCGACCCCGACGCTAATGACGATGATGACGGGAACAACGGCCAGAGAGGACACACTCAGGAGGTACGAACCAGACGGCGATAGCTGGGAGCCGTGCAAGCTTTCGTGCCTCCTTATTGAACAAGCGTACCCCAACAGCGCCTCAAATGCAAGCGAGTCCAGCCATAAAAAACTTTTATCGTGTGATTTGACCAGCCGGCCCCGGAGTGTGGAGCGCCCGGCGGCCAATCACGCCCGCAGGGTGGTGATTTTCGTTTTCCACTCAGTGGGTTGCGAATGGGAGGCACATGGCGGCGCCGGGCCGGAATGCTAGCTTCGGTTGCGAGGGATGACGAGCGCCAATGGGGGAGGCAACTAAGGGGCAACCTGGAAGCAAAGCCGCTGGGGAAGCCGAAAGCGTCCCGAAGCGGCCACGCCGGAAGAGCAAGGCGGCGCTGGTGAGCAAGGTGATCGAGAAGATCGAACAGAAACTGGACAGCGACCAACTGAAGCCCACGGTCGGGGACTTTATCCGCTTGCTGCAACTCGAGAAGGAGCTCAAAGAGGAGCAACCGAAGGAGATTAAAGTCTCATGGGTGGAGCCCAAAGAGGAGGAAGATGCGTCCGACACATAGAGCACAGTCCGCTTCCCTCCCAGGCGCGGTTCCACCAATCGGCGGCGCGGTTCAAGGGTTTTTCGGGGCCGATCGGATCGGGCAAGAGCCAGGCGCTGTGCCAGGAGGCGATCAAGCTCAGCTACCAGAACCCGGGCCGGCTGGGGCTGCTGGGCGCCCCGACGTACCCCATGCTGCGCGACGCCACGCAGAGCACGCTGTTCGACATCCTGGAGCGCAACCACATCCCCTACGAGCACAAGAGGGCCGAGAACACGCTGGTGATGAAGGACACGCGCTCGCGCATCCTCTTCCGGCCGGTGGAGGAGTTCGACCGGCTGAGGGGAATCAACCTGGCGTGGTTCGGGCTGGACGAGCTGACCTACACCCAGGAAGAGGCGTGGGTGGTGTTGGAGGGCCGGTTGCGCGACCCGCGCGCCACACGGCTGTGCGGGTTCGCGGCTTGGACTCCGAAGGGTTTCGACTGGGTGTACCGCCGCTTCTTGCACGAGCCGGTCGAGGGCTACGAAGTCATCGTCGCCGAGCCGTTCGAGAACCGCTATCTACTGGAGCGCATCCCGGACTTCTACCAGCGGCTGAAGCGGAGCTACGACGAGAAGTTCTACGAGCAGGAGGCGCTGGGCAAGTACCTGAGCCTGACCGCCGGGCTGGTCTACCACGCCTTCAGCCGCGCCGAGCACACGGCGGATGTGAGCGTGGAGGCGTCGCTGCCGCTGCTGTGGGCGGTGGACTTCAACGTGGACCCAATGTGCTCGGTGGTGGCGCAGATCTCGAACGAGACGGTGAGAGTCGTGGACGAGATCGTCATCAGCCACGCCAGAACCGAGGAGGCTTGCGAGGAGTTCCATGCGCGCTTCCCGCGGCACGGCGGCGGGCTTTCGATTTACGGCGACGCCTCGGGCGCGCATATGCAGACCACGGGCACGACGGACTACCAGGTCATCCGCGAGTTCTTCCGGCGGGTGGGCTACCGGAACGTCTGCTACAAGGTGCCGCGGGCGAATCCGCTGGTACGGGAGCGGGTGGGGTTGATGAACGCGAAGCTGAAGTCGGCCTCGGGCGAGCGGCACCTGGTGGTGGACCGCAAATGCCGCGAGCTGGTCAAGGACTTCGAACAGGTGACCTACAAGCCGGATAGCTGCCAGATCGACAAAGACAGGGACCCGCGGCGGACGCACCTGTCCGACGCGCTCGGGTACCTGCTGTGGCAGGAGTGCCGGCCGCAGGCGCCGGTTGGGGAGAGGGACCAGCGGTTGCTGTGAGCCCTGACCGCGTGGCGGCGCGGCGCGGTTTCCGGCGGCCGGCAGTTGTTCGCGGAGGGCGCAGAGGCATTGGGCATGGAGATTGAACGAGAACATCCGGAGTACGTGGCGAAGAAGGCGATGTGGCGGGTCTACCGCCATCTGTACGCCGGCGGCGATCTGCTCAAGGCCAACGCCACCGAGTACCTGGTGCGGCGGCAGAAGGAGCCGTTGGACGTCTACGGCGAGAGGCTGGACCGGGTGTTCTACGAGAACTACATCGGTTCGATCATCGACTGGTATGCGGCGACGCTGTTCCGGCGCGAGCCGATCCTGAGCTTCACCGGCGAGAACGACGCGGGCAAGGCGTTCTTCTGCGAGTTCACCGAGGACTGCGACCGGAAACAGACCTCGCTGGCGGACTTCTTCCGGCGGCAGTTGGTGGAGACCCTGGTGGGTGGCGCGGGCTACATCCTGGTGGACTTTCCGCGGGTGGGGCTGCCGGCGGCCAACCGCGGCGAGGAGGACGCCATCGGGGCGTCGCGGGCCTACCTGGTGGAATACCGGCCCGAGGACCTCATCAACTGGAGTTACGACGACGAGGGGAACTACGCCTGGGTGGTGCTGCGGACGTCGGGGCTGCGCACGGAGGCGAGCGGCGGGGGCTGGGTCAAAGAGACCCGCTGGGCGTACTACGACAAGGAGCGGTTCCAGCTCTACCGCGCCGAAACCGGCGGCGACCGCGTCCAGCCGACGCTGGTCGACGAGGGGCGGCATGGACTGGCGGCCGGACGGCGGGTGCCGCTGTTCCAGTTGAAGGTGAGCGAGGGCCTGTGGCTGATGAACAAGGCCGCGCTGCTGCAACTGGAGCACTTCAACAAGTCCAACGCGCTGGGCTGGGCGCTGACGATGGGGCTGTTCGCGATGCCGGTGGTGTACTCGGACCGGGAGTGGAAGCAGATCGTCGGGGAGTCCTATTACATTCAGCTCGCACCGGGAGACAAGTTCGGGTGGACCGAGCCGGAGGGGCACGTCTACGAGATCGCGGTGGAGAACCTGAACCGGCTGAAGGACGAGATCTACCGGGTGTGCTACCTGCTGCCGCAGGCCTGGGACCCGAGCGCGCCGCAGTCGGGCCTGAGCAAGCTGCGGGACTTCACGATCACGCACGAGGTGCTGCGGGCTTACGGCGACGCGGCCAAGGACACCATGAAGAGGGTGCTGCGGGCGATCGAGGCGGCGCGGCAGGACGGTCTGACGATCGACGTTTCGGGGCTGGACGAGTTCGACATCGGCGACTTCAGCAGCGAGCTGGACGACGCCAAGCGGCTGCTCGAGCTGGGCATCGGGTCGCCGACGCTGAAGCGGGAAATCTTCAAGAAGCTCGCCTACAAATACCTGTGCGACGTGCGGCAGGAACTGAAGGACCAGATCGCGCGGGAGATCGAGGCGAATGCAGAGGGGCTCACAGATGGATGAAGAGAAGGGGCAACCGCAAGAGGAAGGGATCCGGACGATCGTGCGGGAGACGATCGAGGAGTTCGTGAGGAAGGAGCAGGCCAAGGCGGAGCCAGCCTACAAGAACGAGCTGGTGGAGGAGCGCAAGCGGCGCGAGCAATTGGAGCGGCGCGTCAACGAGCTCGTCGAGGAGAACCGGCGAAGCAGGCAGATGGCCGAGGAGGCGGAGCGGGGCGCGACCATCCGGGCGGAGCTGCAACGGCTGGGCGTGGCCAAGGTGGACGTCGCGTTCAAGGCGGTGAAGGACGACATCTTCCGCACGGACGACGGCCGGCTGCTGGCGAAAGGGGAAGAAGGCGAGGTCAGCGTCAAGGAATACCTCTCGCACTTCCTCAGCGAGAACCCGGAGTTCCTGCCGGCGCGGATCAGCGGAGGATCAGGGGCCACGGTGGCGCACAAGGCGCCAGCGGCGGGCGCGGGAACGGAGTTGGAGAAGATCCGGCCGGGGATGAGCGCCGAGGACTCGGAGCGAATCCGGCAGGAAATCGTGCGAGTCGCGTCCCAGACGCTGCGCGGCAGCTAGCGGGACGCGTGAAAAGACAGCGAGCCGGGAGTCACGGCTCAGAAGAGGGGAGTAAATGCCAGCAATCACATCCACGAATGTGGCGAACGCGATTGTCAAGCTGGTGGCCGTTGATGCTTTACCGGCTCTGATGGGCAACCTCGTCATGGGGAACCTGGTCAGTCGCGATTTCGAGCCGACGCTCGCGCAAGCGGGCGACACGGTAAACGTTCCGATACCGCCGACACTGGTGGCCAACAACCTGGCCGAAGGCGGGACGGTGCAGACGCAGAACCCGAGCCTGGGGAACTCGCAAATCGTGCTGAACACGCACGCCGAGGCGACCTTCCAGGTGCCGGACGTGACCAAGGTCCTGGCGGTACCGGACCTGTTGAAGTTGTACATGCAGCCGGCCATGGTGGCGCTGGCCGAGAAGATCGAGACGGACCTGCTGAACCTATACGCGAGCTTCACGGCGAACTCGCCGGTGGGGACGGCGGGAACACCGATCACGGAGACCGTGATCGACGCCGCCGAGACGGCGCTGTTCGAGGCCAAGGTGCCGGCCAGCGAGCTGAAGCACCTGGTGGTGGACGCGGCCACGTACTCGCAGTTGCGGCAGATCCCGCGCTTCAGCGAGTACCAGACCGTGGGCGACGCGGGGCTGCGGGCGCTGGTGGAGGGCACGGTCGGCAAGATCAAGGACTTCTTCGTGTTCCGGTCGCAGTTCGTGGCCAAGACCGGGAGCTCGCCGGTGACGACGCACAACCTGGCGTTCGCACGGAGCTCGATGGGGCTGGTGATCCGGCGGCTGCCGCAGCCTCTGCCGGGAACGGGAGCCATCGCCGAATACGCCGAGCTGGGCAACTTCGGCATGCGCGTGATCCTGAGCTACCAACCCAACACGCTGGCGCAGCAGTTCACCGTGGACGTGCTGTACGGCGTGGGGGTGCTGCGGAACGCGTTCGGCGTGCAGGTGAATTCCTAGCAGCCAGTTGAAAGCCGCCAGCCGACAGCCGCCGGCCATCCGCTCGAGGAGTGGGTTCGGGCGGGTGGCCGGAGGCCTGAACAGGAGCGAGGCATGGATCTGAAGGTGTACTACCAAAAGCTGAGGCAGGTGGAGGCGGCGATCCCCGAGCCGGACGTCGTGGTGGCGAGCCTGGAGACCTCCGATGGGGGGCGCACGGGCGTGCTGAGCGAGGTGGCGCGCGGGGTGGCGGCGCGGATGATCGTCGAGGGCAAGGCGCGGCTGGCGACGGAGGAAGAGTCGGCCGCATTCCGCGCGCGGATAGCGGAGGGCCGGCGGGCCGCTGAGCAGCTCGCCACGGCTGGACGCGTGCAACTGACCGTGCTCTCGGAAGCGGATCTGCGGGCGCTGCGGGCGGGCGCGCGGAAAGGGTGAGGGCGGGCTCCCATGGCTCTGTTCACGGACGGGGCGATCTCGACGATGGAGGAGATGCTGGCCTACGAGTCGGCCATCCTCGAGGTGGCGAGGACCGAGGGGATCGACTTGACGGTGAAGCTTCGGCTGGCCGAGGAAGAGCTGGCCGTGGAACTGGAAGCTCTTCTGGCGCGGGAGGACTCGGGGACTTTGCTGGGCCAGGTGGTGGTGACCGACCCGGTTCGCAAGTGGCACCTGTTCCGGGCGCTGAGCCTGGTTTACCGCGACGCCTACAACCGGCAACTGAACGACCGCTACGAAGGCAAGTGGAAGGAATACGAGCGGCTGGCGCAGTGGGCGCAG